CGCCCCACTCGTAATAATTACACTAACGTAACTATTACATTACTTAAACTAACGGAGAAACAAATGGCTAAAACAGCTAAGATGATGAAAGGTACCGCACTTTGGGCTAAGGTTTTTGAACCTGATACTAAGTTCGATGCCAATGGTATCTACTCTGTCAACGTCCTCATCCCAGAGGCTGAAGCAGTAGAACTTTGTGAGTACCTAGATGGTGTAGTGCAACAACGCTACGCTGAAGAGGTCAAGGCCAAACCTAAACTTAAGAATGGCCTGTCCACTAAGACACCTTATGAACCAGAGTACGACCAGAATGGTGACCCAACTGGTAACATTGAGTTTAAACTTAAGCTTAAAGCAAAAGTACAAGCTCGTGATGGTTCCACCTACGAACAGAAACCTATTGTTGTAGATGCTAAACGTACCCCTATGTCGGCTGACACTAACGTAGGTAATGGTTCTGTTATCAAGGTAGCATACGAACCAATCCCTTACATGATGGCTAGTACTAAGCAGGTAGGCGTATCACTACGCTTGAAGGGTGTGCAAATCCTGGAGCTTGTTGAGTACGGTAACGGTGCTTCAATGTTCGACGAAGAGGATGGTTATGTTTCTGAAGCTGTAGCTAAAGACGACCGTCAAGATACTCCATTCGACAGTGAGGTAGATGATGCCGAAGTTGAAGGGGACTTTTGAGGAACGTGTCATCAACAAGTTAGAGAAGGCTGGGGTTCAGTTTCAATACGAACCTCATAACCTTCCTTACACAGTAGAGCGTCAGTACTATCCTGACCTACTGGTTGGTGACATTTACATCGAGCTGAAGGGTTTCTTCAGACAAGACGCACAGCGCAAGATGAAAGCTGTAAAGGCGCAACACCCACACTTAGACATCCGCTTCCTATTCCAACGTGCAAGCAGTCCCGTACACGGGGCTAAGAAACGTAAGGATGGTAGTAAGATGACATGTGCTGAGTGGGCTAACCGTTACGATTTCATCTGGGCTGAAGGTGAACAAATACCTGAGGAGTGGATTAATGAAAGTATTAGCAGCAGTAAATCTTAAAGAGTTGTTACTCAATTGCGTAGAGGTAGGTGACTCAAGTGAACTCATTGAAATGTACCACCTACTTGATGATGCCTGTGTCGAAATTGAGAACGAGTTAATCAGTATGGGAGTATGGGAAGAAGATGAATGATGACAGTGAGTTAATATGCAAGGAAGCTTGCCCACACTGTGGGTCTAGCGATGCAAACGCACTGTACACAGACGGTCATCACTTCTGTTTCTCATGTCACACTTACACTGCAAATGAAGGAGAGCAACCAATGGTACAAGAGGCTATCAAGTCAGACTTTACCCCACTCATAGGGGAACCAAGAGCCTTACCAAAGCGTAAGCTTTCCGTCGATACATGTAAGTTATGGGGCTACCAAGTAGGTGAGATGAATGGTCAGCCTGTACAAATAGCAAACTACAAGGACACCAAAGGTCACATAGTCGCCCAGAAGATACGCTTCCCTAACAAGGAGTTCATCTTCAAGGGCAGTACTAAGACTGCTGGTTTATATGGTATGCACTTATGGCGTGACGGTGGTAAAAAGATTGTCATCACTGAGGGCGAAGTAGACGCACTGTCTATGAGTCAAGCCTTACAAAATAAGTGGCCTGTCGTATCAGTAGTTAATGGTGCAGCAGGTGCTAAGAAGAACATTAGCAATAACATCGAATGGTTAGAGAAGTTTGATAACGTTGTAATAATGTTTGACCAAGACGACCCCGGACGCAAGGCAGCAGAAGAGTGTGCCTTACTGTTCACACCGGGCAAAGCTAAGATTGCAAAGCTTCCTCTTAAAGATGCCAGCGACATGCTCCAACAAGGGCGTGTCAAAGAACTGGTTGATTGTATGTGGGAAGCAAAGGTCCATAGACCTGATGGTATCTTATCTGGTGATGAACTGTGGGACATCGTTTCTTCAGTTGATGACGTGGAGTCTGCTCAATATCCCTACTTAGGTATTAACGAGAAGACCCAAGGCTTACGCAAGGGTGAGATTGTAACTGTGACTGCTGGTTCAGGCATAGGTAAGTCTCAACTAACCCGTGAGTTTGCTCACAGTCTACTCAAGCAGGGTGAAGCTATTGGTTACATTGCACTTGAGGAAAGCGTTAAGCGTACAGCTCTAGGTCTTATGGCCATTGAGATGAACCAACCAATTCACCTTGGGTCTGAAGAGATTAATCAAGAGGAGTTGAAGAATGCTTTCGACAACACTGTTGGTAACGGTCGTGTATATTTGTATGACCATTGGGGTTCTACGGATAGCGACAACCTACTTGCAAAGATTAGATACCTCGTTCGAGGATGTAATTGTAGCTACATTATCCTTGACCACCTTTCTATTGTTGTATCTGGCATGGGTGATGGGGATGAGCGTAGGTTAATCGATAATACGATGACCAAATTACGTACACTTACGGAGGAGTTACAGTGCGGACTGATACTTGTATCCCACTTGAAGCGTCCTTCAGGCGATAAGGGTCACGAAGAGGGAGCGGTTACATCACTAGCTCAACTCCGTGGTTCAGCAGCAATCGCCCAACTCAGTGACATGGTGATTGGTCTCGAACGTAACCAGCAAGACAAAGACAATCCAAACTTAACAACCGTTCGCATCCTGAAGAACCGTTGGACTGGGGAGACAGGCGTAGCTTGCCACCTCGCGTACAGCAAAGACACAGGTCGCATGGTTGAAACAGTCTTCGATGAAGAGGACGAGGAGATAGAGTTTTGAACTTAGCAGACATACCCATCGAGGGGCTACGGAAGGAGTACGTTGAGTACCTTTTCCTGCTCTACGATTTAGAAACCGAAGACGGTTTAGACTTGGGCCAATGGCCTTCATACGAAGAGTTCTTAGTAATCCGTGAGGAGGAAATGAACTCATATTATTAGCTACTGCGGAGACAGAGCAATGAGATATATCTTAGATATCGAAACAGATAACCTGTTAAACGATGTAACCACTGTACACTGTTGCGTTATGCGTAACGTGGACACCGAAGAGGTACTAACATTCCACGGTACTGCCGTTAAGGATTGCGTACCTATCATGGAGAACGCTGACCAACTTATAGGTCACAACCTGATTGCCTACGACCTTCCAGTTTTAGAAAAGCTGTGGGGTTGGACGTATGAGGGTGACGTTCTCGACACCTTAGTCTGCTCACGTACTGTCTGGCCCAACATGATGGAGCTGGATAGCAAGAGCAAGAGACTACCAACTAAGTCTTGGGGTTCACACTCACTGAAGGCATGGGGCTACCGCTTGGGGGAACTGAAGGGTGACTTCAACGATGGGTCTGCCGAAGTGTGGGATGTGTTTAACCAAGAGATGCTTGAGTACTGTGTCCAAGATACGATGGTTACCTTACGGTTGCTTGAACGTATTGAAGCTAAAGGTTTCTCTGAAGATGCCTTCAAGCTTGAGCACAAGATTGCATACGAGATGTTCCGACAGGAGCAACAGGGTTTTGTGTTCGATGTGAGAAATGCTGAGAAGCTTTTTGCTGAACTAGCCCAACGTAAACAAGAGATTGAAGATGAACTACAGTCTACCTTTGAGCCTACTATTGTCGAGCTAAAGACGAAGACCAAAGTTATTCCATTCAATCCTGCTTCACGTATGCAGATTGCTGATAGGTTAATGAAGAGAGGATGGGAACCTACCGAGACTACACCTAGCGGTGAGCCGAAGGTGGACGAGAAAGTCCTTGAAAGTATTGACCTACCTGAAGCTCGCCTGTTGTCTGAATATCTCATGCTTAACAAACGCTTAGGTCAGATAGCCACAGGTAAACAAGGGTGGCTTAAGGTACAACAAAATGGAAAACTACACGGCAGGGTTAATCACATGGGTGCGGTCACATCACGCTGCACACACAGTAACCCTAACATGGCTCAAGTTCCTTCACTCGGTGCTCCGTATGGCAAGGAATGTAGGTCTCTTTTTACTGTTCCTAATGGTTACGTTCTTCTTGGTGCTGACGCTTCTGGCTTGGAGCTTAGGTGTCTGGCCCATTACATGGCTCTGTACGATGACGGAGCGTATGGAAGGGAAGTACTAGAGGGGGACATACACACTGCTAATCAGAATGCAGCAGGGTTACCCACTCGAAGCAACGCTAAGACATTTATCTATGGCTTCTTATATGGAGCAGGAGACGCAAAGATTGGCTCGATCATTGGTAAGGGTGCAAAGGAAGGTAAGAAGATTAAGAATAAATTCTTGGCGAAGACTCCAGCACTCAAGAAACTTAGAGACGCAGTTAATAAAGCAGCAGAACGTGGATGGATTAAAGGTCTGGATGGCCGACGTATCCCAGTAAGACACGCACATGCTGCACTTAATACCTTACTTCAATCAGCCGGGGCTATCATCTGTAAGAGATGGTACGCATTCATTGCTGATGCCTTGCAAGCACAGGGTTACACTAACGAAGACGTTACGATAGTGGCGTTCGTTCATGACGAGGTACAGGTTCAAGTTAAAAAAGGTTTAGAGGAGAAAGTAGGTGAACTTATCACTAACGCAATGCGAGACACAGAACGATATTACAAATTCCGTTGTCCACTCGACAGTGAATACTCAGTTGGAGCTAACTGGGCTGACACACATTAATCCAAAGACAGGCAAGCCTCATTATTATAAAGATGATAAGGCTACACATGACAAGAACAACGCCCGTCAGATGTACGTAGCTGGTAAATATGTAAGTAAGAAACATCCACTACATAAACCCGGTCGCTATAAAAACTGGGACGATGCACACAGTCACAAGCAGTTAGACTCAACCACTGATGGCCACGTCTATGCTATGTATAATCCCATCTGGCCTACTTGGTTCAAGGTTGGAATGGCTGTCGATGCTACGGACAGATTGAATAGTTACCAAACATCCTGCCCGTTCCGTAATTACAAACTGGTAGCATCCGTATCCACCACACAGAAACGTAAACTTGAAGTGATAGCTCATGAGCTGTTCCAACAACACGCTCAAGAACGTCGAGGTGAGTGGTTTAAATTAGGCATACATCAAGTCAAAGAATTGATGAAACAATTACACGAGTGTAACGAATGGAAATAACATTTTTACTACAATTGATACTCACCTTTTCGTTTCTACTGGTGAGCTTGGCCTTCGGTATCAAGCTGTTAGCTGAAGCCTACATTAGCTGGGTTGAGTTTAAGACTGGCCTGAAAATTGTGTTGCAAGAACAGTTACGAGATGAGGAGGATATCGATGGATAAGGCACTTTTACTTGATGGTGATATCATCGCTTATCAATGTGCTACTGTCTGCGAACAACCTACTAACTGGGGTGATGGGTTATGGACCCTTCACTCCTTCGAGGCTGATGTATGCAGAGCTATTGATGATTATGTGAGTAGGCTTAAAGAGCAAGCAGGTCTTGATGAAGTACTAACTGCTATCTCTGATACGAAGAACTTCCGAAAGGATGTGGCACCTTACTATAAAGAAAATCGTAAGGACATTCGTAAGCCTATGTTGTTAGGGTTTGCTAAGGAATACTTAAGTGACAAGTACACAGGCATAGTACTGCCCACGTTAGAGGCAGACGATGTGCTGGGTATATACACTTCAAAGTATCCCGAGAGCTACGTGTGTTGGTCACTCGACAAAGACCTTCGTAGCATCCCCGGTTTTCACCTGATTGATGGGAACATAGTGGAGATTACTGAGGAGCAAGCTGACCTAGCTTTCTATACTCAGGTACTGACAGGCGACATGGTAGATAACTACCCCGGCTGTCCCCGTGTTGGTCCTAAGACAGCAGAGAAAATTCTAAATAACGCTGATGATAAATGGGAAGCGATACTCGCTGCCTTCTACAAGGCTGGTCTCAATGCAGACCAAGCTTTGGAACAGGCACAGTTAGCACGCATCCTTAGACACACTGATTACAAATGGGATGAGCGTGAAGTCATCCTATGGAGGAACACATAATGGCTGGTTCAGAATATTATGATGACGACCGCTACAGCATTGACTCGGCTCGTCCAAGTGAGTGGGATGCTATCCGTAAACAGGCCAGCGATCCTGTTAATAATCCGTCACACTACAATGCAGGTAACATCGAGACCATTGACTACATCGTCGATGTGCTCGGTGATTACGAGGCAATCCATTACTGTCACGGGAACGTGCTCAAGTACTTAGGTACTCGCTTATGGAACAAAGGCAAACCTAAACAGGATGCCAAGAAAGCACAGTGGTACCTAGCTAAAATGATTGAACTAATTGAAAAAACTGAAGGGAAGAATTGGTAATGACTTTAGAAGAATTTGAAGAAAAGATTGTAGATTGGGGAACCCAGCGAGGTATCCTCCCGAACGTGGATATGATTGCCCAGTTCAACAAGACAATGGAAGAAACCCAAGAGCTGGCTCAAGGTATCATCTCACAAAATAAAGCAGAGGTACGTGATGCCATTGGTGACATCTTCGTAACCTTGGTCATGCAAACACGTGCATGGGACATCGACATGAATGAGTGTGTAGCTCAGGCATGGAACGATATCAAAGACCGCAAGGGTAAAATGGTTGATGGTATGTTCGTGAAGGAGGCAGAATGATTAAGGTAGATTACTCTCGTAATGAGGGGTTCTCTGAACAGGCATTAACCTTACTCAAAGAATACTACTGCCTCCCTGATGAGGACCCACAAGACGCATTGGCACGTGCATCCCTTGCTTACTGTGAAGGAGACTTTGATTTTGCTCAACGTATTTATGATTATGCTAGTAACCGCTGGTTCATGTTCTCTAGTCCTGTTCTTAGCAACGCCCCTGCTAAGGGGGAAGATGTTAAAGGATTGCCTATTAGTTGCTTCCTCACTTTCGTTGATGACACTCTTGATAGTCTTATTGACCACAACGCTGAAGTCTCATGGTTATCTGTAAAGGGTGGAGGAGTAGGAGGTCATTGGTCTTCTGTCCGAGGTGTTAGTGATAAAGCCCCCGGTCCTATCCCATTCATGAAAGTAGTGGACAGTCAGATGACTGCCTACAAACAAGGTAAGACACGTAAGGGTAGCTATGCAGCTTACCTAGATGTGGACCACCCTGACATTGTAGAGTTCATGAACTTCAAAGTCCCCACGGGTGGAGATATTAACCGTAAATGTTTCAACCTTTTCAACGCAGTAAACATAACAGACCACTTCATGGAGGCAGTGCAAGATGGCAGTGACTGGGTACTACGAGACCCCAATTCAGGTACAGTCCGAGAGGTCGTTAAAGCACGAGAACTCTGGCAACGTATCCTTGAAGCAAGGTTCCGAACTGGAAGCCCATACCTTAACTTCATCGACGAAGCTAACAGACAGTTATGTCCAGAGCAAAAAGCCCTCGGCCTTAGAGTCCACGGGTCAAACCTCTGTAACGAAATCCACCTGCCCACGTCTAACGAACGGACAGCCGTGTGCTGCTTGTCCAGCGTTAACCTTGAAAAGTTTGATGAGTGGCACGGAACAGGAATGGTCCAAGACTTAATTAGATTGCTCGATAACGTACTTACTTTCTTCATAGACAATGCGCCTGACGAACTAAGTAAAGCACGCTTCTCAGCAGAGCGTGAGCGAAGTCTAGGTTTGGGAGCTATGGGTTTCCATGGGTACCTTCAGAAGCAAGGGCTACCTTGGGAAAGTGTGATGTCCAAAGTGGCTAACATGCAAATGTTTAAGTACATACGTAAGGAAGCTGACGCAGCTACTGTTACACTAGCGAAGGAGCACGGTGTCCCGGAGGACCTTCGTGGTTCTAATAAGCGAAACGCGCACCTACTGGCAATCGCACCTAATGCTAACTCAAGTATTATCTGCGGTTGTACACCTAGTATTGAACCGCTGAAGTCCAACGCCTTCACACACCGTACACGTGCAGGTGCTCACTTGGTTAAGAACAAGTACCTAGAGCAAGCCCTTGATGTCTTGGAAATGAATACCCCTGAGGTATGGAAAAGCATCATCAACAACGATGGGTCTGTCCAACAACTGGACCTGCCCGAAGAGCTGAAGGAAGTCTTTAAGACTGCCTTTGAATTAGATCAACAATGGGTCGTAGACCACGCAGCAGACCGACAGCCATTTATCTGTCAGGGTCAGTCAGTCAACCTGTTCTTCCCTGCTGGAACACCAAAGAACTATGTCAATGCCGTACACTTAAGAGCTTGGAAAGGTAAGCTTAAGGGACTGTATTACCTACGTACTTCTGCTGGTGCTAGTGCAGATAAGATTAGTGTGGATGTGCAACGTGTCTCATGTATACAACCTACGCATTGGTGAAGGTGCTCAGAAAGAAGCCCAAGACTTTGCCAAGCTTTTAGGTGAGGCAATCGCCCCTGAATTTCCAGTGGGCTGGGAGGCCCTTACCAGTGAGTAATTGGAAGCAGGTTAAGAATGGAGGCAAAGGCTCTGGTCGCAGAGCTGGAGCTTCAGACGATTTATACAAACAAAATTATGACAACATCTTTGGCAAGCCCTGCTCCGAGTGTGGAGTGAAGAGAGGCCATAAGCCAGATTGTTCCTTAGATTGGAGAAACAAACAATGACAACAACAAAGAAGGCAACACCAAAAGCTAAGACAACCACCACAGCAAAAGCTAATGAGTGTATGTGTCGTGGTGACCTCATCGCTATCGTAGCTGCTACGCTAATGGCGAAAGGTGGATTACCTACTGCTTCAGCTTTAGAATCTGCAAAGTATATTGCGGAGGCTGCCCATGAGCTTGCTTGAGAGTTCTCTAGTATATAAACCTTTCAAGTACCCTTGGGCTGTAGAAGCTGCGGTAGACCACGAGAAGATTCACTGGGGAGAATGGGAAGCCAAACTCCAAGATGACGTGGCTCAATGGCAGGGAGACAAACTCTCAACTGTAGAGAAGAACCACATCACTCAAATCTTACGATTGTTCACACAGTCGGACGTGCAGGTAGGTACTAACTACATTGAGAACTACCTACCAAAGTTTAAGAACAACGAAATTCGAGCAATGCTTACCTCGTTTGTTAACCGAGAGTTCGTACACCAACGAAGCTACGCCCTGCTTAATGACACCTTAGGTCTACCAGAGGAGGAGTTCTCTGCCTTCACTGAGGTGCAAGAGATGCAGGACAAGCTAGACTTCATGGCTGACATTGACGTGAATAGTCACTCTGGTCTGGCGAAAGCGGTAGCACGTTCTGTACTTAACGAGGGCATGTCCCTCTTCTCTGCATTTGTAATGCTACTTAACTATCAACGCTTCGGTAAAATGAAGGGTATGTGTGAGATTGTTGAATGGAGTGTACGTGATGAGACTATGCACTGTGAAGGAATGGTTAAGGTCTTTCGTACCTTTTGTGAAGAACACCCTCGCATCGTTACTGATGAGTTCAAGGCAGACATTTACCAGATGTTTAGGGACGCAGTTGTACTGGAAGATAAAGTTATTGAACTGGCATTTGAAATGGGTGCTGTTGAAGGTCTCACTAAAGAAGAAGTTAAATCGTATATCCGCTATATTGCGAACCGTCGATTAACTCAGCTTGGTTTGAAACCTAACTGGACCCGTAATACTGAGAACCCTCTACCATGGTTAGACTGGGTACTTAACGGTGACAGCTTCAAGAACTTCTTTGAAGGTACTGTAACTGACTACAATGCAGCAGGTATGGATGGTGACTGGGGGTGGTAAACCCCTAGTTTTTCTAAAGTTCCATTATAGAACTAGAGGTTCAAATGAGAGTATTAAACAATACTTATAGTATATCTGTAGGATTATTAGAGAAGCTTAAAGAAGACTTCCCCAATCGACTACCTACCGAACAAATAACCCCCGAACAATTACGTTATCTCCAAGGTCAGCAGAGTATCATTAACTACCTCGACCGACTCTATGAGGAGATACAAGAGGAGAATTAATATGTGTATGGGAGGAGGCGGTGGATCCGCATCTAGCGCAGCACAGGCTGCACCCGTGACTTCACAGACTCCAGAGTTTGCATCTAGTGCATACGAAGAAGAGAAGTCATCTGAAACTGCAAAGAAGAAGCGTCGTGGTAAACGAGCTTTGCGTATTAATCGCAGTGAACAAATCAACGTACCGGGAACAGGTACTGGATTAAATATCCCCAATTCTTAATAAAATTTTAATGGTGTAATATGATTGAAGAAGGCAACGGAAGCGTAGCTGGTCGCTATGCACAGCTTGAAGCTGCAAGAGATGCCTTCCTGCGACGTGCAAGAGATGCAGCAGAGCTTACAATCCCAACACTGGTACCTAAAGATGGCCATACAGGTTCATCTGAATACGACACACCGTACCAGTCAGTAGGCAGCCGAGGCGTAAATAACCTCGCATCTAAACTGCTTTTAACACTCTTGCCTCCTAATAGTCCCTTCTTCCGACTGGTTATCGATGACTACGACCTTGCTCAAGTAGCAGGTCCAGATGCCCGTGGTGCTGTTGAAGAAGCATTAGGACGTATCGAACGAGCTGGTCTTTCAGAGATTGAAGGTGCTGCTGTTCGAGTTCCAGTGTTTGAAGCACTGAAGCAACTTGTCGTAGCAGGTAACGCTCTTGTTTACATGCCCAAGAATGATGGTATGAAAGTATACCGCATTGACCGCTACGTTGTAAAACGTGACGCGATGGGTAATGTATTAGAAATAATTACTAAAGAGTCAGTCTCTCCACTTATGTTGGATGAGGAGACACGTGCTCTACTAACTGACCCTGAAGATAGAAACACAAAAGACTACGACCTTTTCACCTGTGTTAAATACACTGGCAAGAAATGGGAAGTATACCAAGAGATTCAAGGTATTGTCGTACCGGGTTCTCAAGGGTCTTATCCTAAAGACCGCTGTCCTTTCATCCCTCTACGCTTTAGTCGTATTGATGGTGAAGATTATGGACGTGGTTTTGTAGAAGAATACATTGGTGACTTACGTTCACTAGAAGCACTTACCCAAGCAATCGTAGAAGGTAGTGCTGCATCTGCTAAGGTCTTATTCCTTGTACGTCCTAACGGGACAACTAAGGCAAAGAACCTAGCACAATCACCTAACGGAGCTATCGTAACGGGTGATGCTAATGACGTATCAACACTACAGGTACAAAAGTCTGGTGACTTCCGAGTAGCACTAGAGACATCTCGTACAATTACTGAACGATTGTCTTTTGCTTTCCTACTCAACTCCAGCGTACAACGTCAGGCTGAACGTGTAACTGCTGAAGAAGTACGTTACATGGCACAAGAGCTAGAGACTGCATTGGGTGGTGTATACTCAATCCTATCTCAAGAGTTCCAGATGCCTCTGGTTAACTTGATACTAGCACGTTTAGAGTCACAAGGCAAAATGCCTAAGATGCCTAAGGACAGTGTAAAACCTACCATCGTAACTGGTATGGAAGCACTAGGTCGTGGGCAGGACTTGAATAAACTTGCTCAGTTCTTGCAATACTTACAGCCCCTTGGTCCCGAGGTTATCGCCCAAGAGATGAACATAGACGATTACATAGACCGTCTTGGAGCATCCTTAGGTATTGATACCAACGGTTTGATTAAATCCCCTGAACAGAAGCAGCAAGAACAAGCTATGATGGCTGAACAACAGCAACAGATGATGGCCCAACAGATGATGGGAGACATAGCATCTAAAGCCACCCCTGAAGCTGTGAAAGCTATGACTGGTGCTGCTCAACAAGAGCAATAACTAGGTAGACGTATGATTGATTATTCTCCTACTTTTATAAAGTATTTGAAAAAGCAAGAGAATGCTAAGTTACTTACTAAAGGTTCCAATGTTAGGCACGCAAGTCCTGAAGGTGGTACAGATACAGTGGGTTATGGACATAAACTAACCCCAGCAGAGACTAATGCTGGTGTAGTATATGGTGTTCCTATAGAACAAATAACCCCTGAAGTAGCTGAACAGATTATGTTTAAGGACTTAGATAAAAAAGATAAGGAACTTGAGCGGACTCTAGGCGACCGTTATACAAAGCTACCTCAAGATAGAAAAGAAATGTTATTAGACTTTGCTTTCAATCTTGGGGTTACAGGAACGGTTGAAGGTTTTCCTAAGTTTACAAAGGCTGTTCTTAACAACGATATAGAAACTATCGACAAAGAGCATGAGCGTTTCTTTACGCCAAAAGGCTCAAGTACTTCTGTACCTTTAGCACGTAACAAAGCTTTTAAAGAAACTTTCTTAAGCAAAAATACAACAACACCTACACCAAAACCTAAATCAAAAAAAGTAAGTGGTTCTGTAAGTGTTCCCCCTAACCCTAAAGATAACTCCTCACTTAAAGTTAAAAACCAAGAAGCCACCTCTTTTGAAAAAGCTTTTAAGAAAGCTAAGATGGCTGGACGGTCTACCTTTAAATTTAGAGGACGTCTTTATTCAACCGAGACGAAGTAGTTTACTATGGCTGAGACTTTAAACACGTATCAAGAAGGAGCTAATGCCGAGCCAGCAGAGCACACACAAGCTATGCTTGAGAAGGCAGCTCAAATTGAGGAAAATAATCGTGGTGTAGAACGCCCAGATTGGCTTCCTGAAAAATTTAATTCTGTTGAAGATATGGCGAAAGCCTATGGAGAACTTGAGAAGAAACTTAGCTCTCCCTCCACAGATACAGAAACAAAAGAAGAGACTACAGAAGAAACACCTGACCCAGAGACCGCATCTGCTTCCGAGGTTGCAGACGTTCTTAATAAATCTGGTGTAGACTTTGACACTCTTCAAAACGAGTTCAACGAGAACGGTGGATTAAACGAAGACTCTTACAAGAAATTGGAAGAAGCTGGTTTTTCTAAAACCCTCGTAGACTCTTGGATTGCAGGACAACAAGCTCTTGCTACAGACATCCACGAACAAATCTTCGGAACTGTTGGTGGCGAGGAAAACTATAACCAGATGATTGAATGGGCTGGTGATAATCTTCCTCCGTCAGAAATTGATGCCTTTAATAAAGCCGTCGATTCAGGTGACATAAACATGATTAACTTTGCAGTGAATGGTCTTACTGCCCGTTATCGTTCTGAGGTGGGAACCGAACCACGTCTTCTACAAGGCGAAACAAACGGAACCTCAGGCGGGTCATTCCAAAGTGCTGCGGAACTGACAGCAGCTATGCGTGATCCTAGATATCAGTCTGACCCTGCTTACCGACGAATGGTCTCAGATAAACTGAGCCGTTCTAACGTGTTCTAAGTTTTATGTCTCTTTAGACCTCTCTTCGGAGGGGTCTTTTTTATACTAAGCAAATAACATTACTGAATGAATACCTTTGGCCTTCTGCGGAAGACAACCTAAGCGAAAAGGATGTGATGGGTACGCTGAGTAAACAAACAAACTAACCAAAACTCAACCTATTCATTACTAAAAGGTAACAAAATAATGGCACTTCCTAATCAAAATCCTAGCCGTCTAGGTCAGGTCAACGCTTCTGGCAACGACCGTGAATTGTTTTTAAAATTATATGCTGGTGAAGTATTAACTGCTTTTGAAGAAAAGAACATCTTCATGGGTCTTCACCGTACTCGTACTATTTCTGGTGGTAAATCAGCGTCTTTCCCTATGACTGGCGTAGCATCTGCTAAGTACCACACTCCGGGTCAGATGATTGAAGCTGACAAAATCAAGCACGGTGAGCGCACTGTAACTGTTGATGACTTGCTCATCTCTAGCCAGTTCATTGCTAACATCGACGAAGCTATGAACCACTATGACGTGCGTTCTATCTACTCTAAAGAAGCTGGTTATGCTCTAGCTAACACTGCTGATAAAAACATCGCACGTGTAATCGCTAAAGCTGCTATGATTGACTCTGCTGCTGACGCTGCTGGTCTACCGGGTGGAGCTTTCGACGACGAAGTATTCACAAACAACGTAACCATTGGTTCTGTTGGTTCTGATGCTGAGATTGGTGCTGAGATTGTTCGTTCAATCTACGCTGCTCTTGAAGAGTTCGATAAGAAAGACATTACTGGTGAGAAAGTCTGTGTACTTCCTCCTCGTCAATACTACGCATTATTGAATGCTTCTGACGTTACTTCAGCTACTTGGTTGAACAAAGACGTTGGTGGTGCTGGTTCAGTATCTGCTGGTGTTGTACCTCAGGTTGGTGGTGTTAGCATCTATATGTCTAACCACATCCCAACTACTGACGAGTCTGTGACTGGTCTTACTCCAGATCCACTATCACGCTCTGGCGCATACAAAGGCGACTACAGCGGTGTTAAAGGTCTTATCTTTGCACAAGACGCTGCTGCGACTGTTAAGTTGTTAGACCTTGGTGTTGAGTCTGAGTACCAAATTGAACGTCAAGGTTCATTGATGGTTGCTAAGTACGCTATGGGCCACAACGTCCTACGTCCAGCATCTGCAATTGCATTGATGTCTGCATAATTAAACTAAGGGTTGCCTTCGGGTAGCCCTTTTTTTGTTTTGAGGAAATAAAATGACACCCACAACCAAGCTAGAAGCTGTCAATATCATGCTCTCGACCATTGGGGAAAGCCCAGTAAACAGTCTTTCGTCAGGCTTGGTCGATGCGGAGATGGCAGAAACTATCCTCAACTCGGTGAACCGTGCCGTCCAATCAGAAGGCTGGAACTTCAACCGAGAATTTAACATGATTATGGGACCAACACTCGATGGTGAGATTGTTGTACCTAATAATACCTTACGTGCTGACGCTACTTTGGCCCCTGATAGCAAGGACTTAGTACAACGTGGCAACAAGATGTATGATAAACGTAATCATACCTTTAAGATTAACACAGATGTTAAACTAGATTTAATCGTGCAACTGGAATTTGAAGAATTACCAGAAGTAGCACGTCGATATATTGCTATTAAATCATCAAGAATTTTCCAAGACCGTGTAGTCGGCTCTGACACCTTACATGGCTTCGGTCAGCAGGATGAAGCTCAGGCATACTTTGAGCTTAAAGAGTTCGAAGCGGACAGCGAAGATTTTAACATAATGGATAACTACTCAGTCTACCGTGTAATTGACCGAGGAACAACGAGGTTGCGATAATGGCTTTAATAAGTGCGTCTATCCCAAACCTTATCAACGGGGTATCGCAACAGCCACCTTCTCTTAGATTGAAGACTCAAGCAGAATTACAAGAGAATGGTTTGTCCTCCGTTGTTAATGGTCTAACAAAACGCCCCGGCACAGAGTTAATTAAAACTCTAGGCGATATAACGGGAGCAGATAATGCTTTCATCCACACCATGCGTAGGGATGAGAATGAATATTATACTCTAATTATTACAGACACAGAGATATTGGTCTATGACCGAGATGGTGAGGCACGTACTGTAACAGGTGATGCTTCATACCTAAGCTCTATTACAAACCCAGCAGAACAACTAGCTGCTACCACCATTGCTGATTTTACCTTTATTCTAAATAAGAATGTAACAACAGCAGAGGGAACAGACTTAGCAGCAGCACGTCCTCCAGAGGCTTTAGTGTATGTGAAGCAAGGGGATTACTCCACCACATATACACTTAAGATTACCAAGGGTGGTACACTGTACGTTCGTACAATTGAAACCATGGGTTCGACACAACCTGATGAGGACACAGCACGTACTGCGGAACGCTCTATTCAGACTGACCGTATCGCAAACAATCTACGAACTAATGTAAATCCTGACTCTACCTACTATGGTGGAGACCCTGATGGACAATATTCAGGACCAGGAGGTGAACCTATAGGGCCACCACCTGAGCCGGGTATTACTGCAATTAACATTCCGGGCATTACGTTCACTAACTACGGTAACGTTATTTACATCCAATCAACTGATGGTGAAGACTTCAAGGTAGAAGTTGAAGACTCCCGTGGTAACCAAAGCTTATTTGCTTTCAAAGGTACGGCAGCAGACTTTAAGAAACTACCTCCTACTGGGCCTGAAGGTTTCGTGATTGGGATTGTAGGTGATAATGATAAAGGTCAAGATGACTACTACGTTGAACTAAAGGTTAACGAGACAGGTGGTCAGGTATGGAAAGAAACTATTAAACCAAGCTCCAAGACGTCCTTGGATAAAACGACATTACCTCACCAATTGGTAAGTAATGCAGATGGTTCATTCACTTTTCAACCAGCTTCTTTCAAAGACCGTGAAGTAGGTGATGATGAGACTAACCCGTTCCCTAGCTTTATAGGTCACAAACTTAATGATATCTTCTTCCACCGTAACCGCTTAGGTTTCTTGGCAGATGAGAATATTATTCTGTCTGAAGCAGGTAGGTTTGATAACTTCAACTTCTTTAAACGAACTACGCTAACGTTATTGGATACAGACCCTATTGATGCAGCAGTATCAAACAACAAGGTATCAATCCTTAAACATGCTGTACCATTCAATGAATCACTACTACTCTTCTCAGACCTAACCCAGTTCCGTCTGACAGCAGATGACCTCCTTACACCTGAGACTGTAGCGTTAGACGTTACAACACAGTTTGAAGCTTCATTAAAAGCCAAGCCTGTTGGTGCTGGTCGTTATGTCTTCTTTGCCACTAATCGTGGTAAGTGGTCTGGTATTCGTGAATACTTCGTGGATACAAACGCAGAAGTAGATGATGCAGCCGAGGTCACGGCCCATGTTCCTGAGTATATTCCGGGTGAAGTACGTAAGATGGAAGCGTCCTCTAACGAAGACATGTTACTTCTTTTATCTACTGAAGACCGTAAATCGATATATGTGTATGGTTATTACTGGCAAGGTACAGATAAGTTACAGTCAAGCTGGTCACGTTGGACCTTTGAAGGTGAAATACTAAACATAACCTTCAACAAATCTAACATAGATGTGCTCGTTAAATATGAAACCTATGATGGTTTTCAGTTAACAATTGAACGTATTAATTTATCTACTGATGAAGCTACTCAATATACCGAACAATCACATGGTATTTGCTTAGACCGTAGACAGATATGGAACAATCAAACATCCTTAAAAACTTCACCTCAAGTAATTGATGGAAGAGATGAGGTGTTTATATCTGACAAGGGTTTTGTTTTAGATTTTGCTAAGGCACAAAACTATGTCAGCTCAGGTGGTACTGTATTCTTAGGTGCTCCTTATGTGTTCCGTTACATCTTCTCAGAACAAGTAATGAAGAATAACAATGAGCCTATGACTTCAGGTCGTTTACAACTTCGCAACATGACCTTGACCTATAATGATACAGGTACGTTTGAAGTAGTAGTTCGTCCTAAAGCCCGTGAAGAAAGTGTCAATAAGTTCAATGGACGTATTGTGGGTTCTTTAGCTAACCTACTTGGTAGTGTTGCTATCGAAACAGGGCAGTACCGCTTCCCTGTCTTAGCTAAGTCTAGTGAAGTAGAAATTGAAATTAGAACAGATAGTCATCTACCTGCAATATTCCAAAGTGCAGAGTATGAAGGCTACTTCGTAATGAGGTCCCAAAGACTATGACACCATACTATCGTCCAGCCACTCTGGATGATGCGTATGAACTCGCTCCTAAGCTTCGTGAGGTGGACGTACAGGAGGTTAAAGACTCTAGTGGTGTAAATGCCCTAGATGCTCTCTTAATCTCCGTCACGGCCTCCTCCGAGGCTTTTAGCATTATAGCTACAGATGGAGAGGTTATAGGTATGTTTGGTGTAACACCTACTGCCGACCCTGACATTGGAGTCCCGTGGCTCCTTTGCTCAGATAGACTTCCCGAAGTTAGAAAAGAGTTCATACCCCAAAGCGCAGAGTGGGTAATTGAAGTCAATGAAAAGTTTCCAGTGCTATGTAACTACGTAGCTAAGGATAACAAGGTAGCCATTAGATGGCTCAGACACCTTGGGTTTACCTTTACCCAACTAATAGAAAACTTTGGGGTTGGTCAAAAACCCTTTTATGAATTTGTAAGGATAAAAGATGTGTGATCCAGTATCAGCAGCTATGGCATTCTCTGCCGTGGCTGGTCATGCTGCTCAAGCGCAACAAGCTAAACTTACCAATCAGCGTAATGCTAAAGCTCGTCTACAAATCACTAATGCACGTGATAACACAGTCAGACAGCAAGCGTTAAAAGAAAGCCAAGAGAAGGCACAACTAGCTCAGAAAAAGATGGACTCAAACATTGAGGCTATGGAGCTTACTTCTCGTGCTAATCTTTCCGCTGGTGAGGCAGGTGTAGCTGGTCGTGTTGTTGATGCAATTATGACTAAATACGAACGTGACAGATTAACAACTAATACTAACATCTCAGCAGATATTGATACGGTAGGTGCTCAAGGCATGTTCGACCGTGCAGGTATCGAAGCAGATGCTCAATCAAAATTAAATCAGTACCAGCCAGTACAAGGTCCAAACCCATTAATGCTTGTAGCAGGGTTAGCGACAGCAGGTGCTAATGCACATGTAACGGCAAATAAACCCCCAACTACCTAAGGAATTAACATGGCAAAGCGTGTCCTTGTCGAACGGTTGCGACCACAGACTCAACAAGAAGTCGTAGTACGCCCTGTCGATACCTATATACAACCAGCCCCCGTACAGAAGGGGAGTCTGCAAGACCTCGCTCAGTTCGTTGATAGAATCCAGCCAACCATTGGTAGGATTGCAGCAGAACGTGAACGTCAACAAGCAGAAGAAGATACACTTAAAGCCCGTAAGTTAGCTGAAACCACAGCACAGACTTATGACGAATTAGTCAACGCAGGTGAGATTAGTCCTGAGGAAAGCCCAGTGTTTCGTTATGCTTTTAATGAGACACGGGGTCAGGCCCGTGGTTATGAGTTTATCCAAGAAGCCAACCAAGCCTACCAAAGAGGCAGTATAGCTAAGGCTACTGATGGCTCAGGGTTTGATGAGTGGTATCAAGATTACTACAGTTCTTATGTAGAACAGAACAAAGACTTGCTGGACCAAGATGGAGCGTATGAAGCTTTTTCACGGACAGCTAACCAAGCCCGTAACAATCTTCTTAACACTCACTTAGGTAATGTTAACAAGAACTTTGCGAGTGCTCAGTCCGCTGCTTACGAAAGCTTTGTCTTTGGTGCCTTGGATAATGCTGATATGAGTACCCCACAAGGTCAGCAAGCCCTTCGCACTGCTTTCAATGTTAAGCAAACAGACTTAGCGTCTTCTGGTGGCCCAGCTTATTCATTCACAAAATTGAATAACTCCACAGTAGATGCAGTAATTGCGTACCATGCTTCTAATAACTACGACATCGTGGGACTAGAGCAGACCTTAAGCACTCTACAGGGTGGCACAGGTTCGTTGGGAGGTACATCGTATGCTCGTCAAGAGGTAGCTAAAGCACGTGTAACATTTGCTAAGGAACG